GTATGCTGAACGTGATATGTGGAAGCCAGAACCTTCCCAGCCAGCGCGCCAGCCAGCTCGTAGCGGCCCACCAAAAAATGTCCCTAACGACGACATCCCTTGGTGATAACTTCCAGTGCAGGGTTTTGATTCTTTTCCCTGCATCCGTTTGCCCCGCCTATGGCGGGGCTTTTTTCTAGGAGAGGATAATGGCTGAATACGTTTACTATCGTGAATTGTTTGAAATTTTTAAGGCTTATACCACGCCAAAGCTAATCAAGGTGTTGGAGTCTCAAGGGATAAAGTATTTGACTGACGCAAAAGGCAAGCCCTTTACCACAAGGGCCGCCATCGCTGATGTGCTAAGCGAAACTGAAAGCTAACTGCTAGGGCGAATGGTAATTCGGCTAACTTCGCCGTCCGTTTTATCGTACGTAATTACTTTTGCGCCGCGTAAAGACATAAGCCCAAGGCGAGTTGCATACGAGTCTCTCGATGCTAATGTGGGGTGCTGTTCTGTAATGGCCCCCGCATCTTCTAAAACTCGCTCACTGTGGTAATGACCTGAGTGTATATACGCCACCTTTGACTTGCCCCAGTCTTCTCTAAATCTAGGCTCACTAGAAAAAACTTTCGGCAAGTTGGTCATTTTTACTTTGTGACCATGATGGAAACACAGCATGATCTCGCCATGTCGATAGGCATAATAAGGGAAGTCATTATCTATAACTTGAAGTCTTGGCTCCTTGGCATATAGCTTCCTAATAAACTTGCGAAGCCATATTGATCCAGCAATATCATGATTGCCCTCGGCACACACAAACACTACTTGCTCATATTTTTCTAGCATCATCTGCACGGCGGCATCCATAACAGTCATCGCTATATCTACAATGCGAGAGTATCTTGAATCGCCTTCAAGCAGATTTTTTCCAGTCGGAGTTAACTGCTCCAGTCCATCCCAGTGCAAAAAATCGCCAAGATTACAAAGCATTCCTACTTTGCTTTTGGGCGTACTGTCGATCATCTCTTTGATGCTTGAAAGAAAAAGATCGCGAGCTATGTTGGTGTCGTAGTCTTCGCTCGTCTCTTGCCCCCAGCAGTAACTGCCAAGGTGAAAGTCAGTAATGACCAAAAGCGAAAGCAGTTCAGGCTCGGTTTTTTTTGGTTTTTTAACTGGCTTCCAAGGTGTAATGCCATCGCAAGCAAGCTCAATTCTTTCGATCATTGCTTGGAACTGTGCATCTTTATCAGCCAGAGACTTAACCCACTGACCAACTGGTTTACCGTCTTCATTGTAGTAGGTTGATACGCCTTTTACTTGATATCCTTCAGGCACTGTATGATTCATGTCATGGCTAGGCGAATACCCTTGTCTGGCGGCCCTGCCTTTGACTAATCGAATAGCGTCACGCGCAGACCACCTACTAGAAAGGCCAAGCTCCTCAGATATACTGCTATAGCCGAGGCCTTTTTCGTAAAGCTCAATAATCTTTTTTTGTCTTTCGGTATTGCAATACTCAAGTAACGACATCTTTCCTCCCCCGGATAGATGTTAATAGGTAGCTACTCTTTTATATTTCGCAGGGTGTTTGCCTTTGCAAGAACAGAAACAATTTGAGTCAGCTCAACTGGATCTATTGGTATTCCTACATGAGGCTCGTTAGTGTTTGCTATCTTTAGGTAGTGCCAGTGAAGGTATGACAGAAGCACTGCTAGCACATCTTCTTCGGTACGAATTTTGGCTGGTGTTGCGGCAGGCTCGGTTCTCATAGGTGGTCTTGCGCTCCCGATAATTTGGTGGTATCGGTTGGACAGGGTGGCATAGTGGCGCGGGATGTCAAGTGCCGCCGCAGGTTGGGTGCGGTGCTTTTGTCCATCGGTGCACCGCGAACCGACTACCGGGCAAGAGAGCTAGCCTGGACTTTCTTATCTTATCAGGTGAAATCTTTTTTTAGATACTCTTTTTCGTACTGACAATCTTGATAACCCTGCATGTACGCATCAGACGCACACAAGTTTGATTTATTCTGCATAGCATCAGACCAGCCATGCTTGTAGTCCCGCTCGATCATGTCGAGATAATCGTTCATGTAGAACTCGCACGACCCCAGATCAGGGGCCTCGACTTCAGTGACCACCTTTAGATTCTTCAGCATCTGAAGCGACTGCTCCAGTGAATCTAGGGGTAGCTCTTTCGGTGCCTTAAAACTCATAGTGCATCTCCTGACAAACTTCTTCTGCATTGATAATCGGATGGCCGTTCCAGTTGCAACTAAGAACCTCCATAAAAACCTCAGTGAATGTGGCGACTTGGCCCCAAGCCTCATCGGCAAACACCTCTCTGTGTACTGCTACGTCTGCCTCAATATCATCCTCTTCAACCCACAAGAAGGCTTGTAGCTTGTCGCGGTCAAAGTCTTCGATCTCTGCGCCCATGTAATCATCCGCGTCATCGTGGACGATTGCGTTAACTTGAATAAGGATCTTGTTACCTTTTGTAAGGAATCCCATTGAACACCTCGCTTATCTTTCTAATGTTGATGCCTTTGTATTGTTGCTCGCCCTGAATCTCAGCAATGAACTCGTGCATTCCCTCGAAACTAGGGCGAACATTCTTAACCGAGCAAGTCTTAAAGTAGATCTTGATTAACTGCTCGGGGTAGTACCGCTCGCTCACTGGTCGATCTGCTTGTAAAGCCATACGACATTTGATTGCACGTCTTGCTGTGTACGCGCTACCTCGTCGCTCATATCGGGTATCTCTTCAAGCATTGCGTCTACACGCTTCAGCAATTCAATCGCTGTGGCGATAGTCTCACGCGTCTTAGAGTTGCGCCATCGGTACATCTCAGCAAATAGATGCTGTGCTGTCGCTTTGATCTGCGCCTCATAGACGTTCTCGTCGCGACTTGTAACGCGTAGCTCCTCGATTAGTAGTTGAACCTCAGCATTGCCCAGCTCAGGGCAAGCCTCGATGACCTTCTCTCTTAGCGTCTTCATCCTGCTAGCTCCTCTTTTAGTATGTCGATAATGTCCTCACTGGCTAGACCGAACCGCTCGCACCAGTAAATGAACTCGTAAACGCTAGCCTCTCCGCTGTGCAGATAGTTGTCTGCCGCTTCGCGGATCTGCTCGCCTGTTTCGCCGTAAGCATAACGCTGTGCCATGTTATTCTCCTTTTTCTCCCTGAATAATCTCTTTAATCATTTCTAGTGCACCTTCGTTATCTGTTAGGTGCAAAACGTCTCGATCTCGATCTCGAATTGAGGCTGATCTGATCTCAACCTGGGCCCAAGTATTGGTGAACTTGACGTAAACCTGCTTATCTGAGGGCAGTTTTACCGTCATATTGGTTCCCATGGCGTCAAAAAAAGCAGGTCTGAAGCCCAGCCTGCTTAAATGTCTAACTAAAATTTTCGCGTTCACAATACCATCTCCGCTGTCACCCAAATCTCCTGAGCACCCCTGAATCTATCGTGCGCGAACATTTCGCTGTAAGGGCTGCCCTCGCGATTTTTGAGCGTATCGAGGGTTATCAGCTCGTCAACGTACCACTCGCCAAAATATTCAGGGTGCTTTTCGGTTTCGCACGTATCCCAATCGCCCGCCTCAAAACCCTCATCACCTGCAATTCTGTGCGCGATCTCATCAATCGTTTTCTGCATTGCGACAATTTCATTCTCTGCATCAAAAAAATGCATCGTTAATTCTTGGTCACCGTCGTTAGTCCAGACGGCGCAAACTTGAAAATAAGACATTAACAATCCTCCTTCAGCTTATAACCGTCGCCGTCGTTAAGTAGAACGTAGCGTTCGCCCGTCCTCTCTGATCTGACTTGTACGCAATACCAGCCTTTTTTTTGCGCCATGTCTAACCACTCCTGAAGCTCAGTCAGGTTATTTAAAACGGCCTTATCCGATAGGCCCTTAGCCAATCTCACTCTATAACAGATCATTGTTAGTTCTCTTTTGTTGTGCGGTGTATTCCACGTACCCCCAATATTTGAGGGTTTCACGGGGTCTACCTCCCCGATCGTCAGCGTGGCTATTGAATGCGCGTGAATCTAACGCTCGCAGTTTCGCCCGTTGGTAAAACATCATCGTCATCAGCGCTTGAATAACGCCAATCAATCCCGAAGTCAGATAGCACCTCGTCAAAAGTTAGCGTTTCAGACTCGCCTTTATCGATATAAACGCCCTCTTGAGCCCAATATCCGATTAATTGCAGAAGGCTGCCCTCGATTTCTGGGGCCCTATTTGTTTCGGTTTTAGTTAAAAAGAGAGGCTCATATTCCTCAGCCTCAATAATGAATTTAACGGAGGATTTCCCCCCAGAAAATTGGACATCGATGCTATAAACGCGCTCTAAAATACTCACTCCTCCGCTCCTTCTATCATTGAGTTCAAAAATGATGAGACATCTTCTGCGCATCGCTTCGCACTATTACTAAAAAGTCGAGCCCGCTCGTAATCCCACTCTTGCACAGCACTCAAAACGCCCTGCGTTAACCTCACCTGCATCTCCAGCAACTCCTCGAGATGATCGTTACAAGTTTTTACTTGTAGGGTTTCCATGCTTGCTCCTCTTGAAATGCTCATGCTAAAACTCCCTCTTGCTTAGCTAGCGTTTCCAGCGCTTCACGCAGTGAATCGAGGATGATAGAGCTAGCCATCGCGCACATAATGGCGTCAACGGATTTATACTGATCAAAACCGCCCAGCTCCTCAATGAGGTATTCGGCCTCGCAATAAGCGACGTGATCATTAAAGCGCATGAACTCGCACAAGGCCCAAGCCTTGCTGTAATAGGTCGCGTGCTCGCTGTCATTAGCCCGTTCAAAACTGAGATCGTGAGCGCGATCCATGTCGCCCTCGCACTCATCAAAGATTTCCTGTGACATATCGCGAATGAGATTGTCGAATTCTTGATAGTTCATATTGTTAATTCCCTTTTGGTTTATGGTGCAAAAGCGCACCCGAAAAAGCACCCGAAGGTGCTCAGTCGGCTAGGCTTTAAGCTTCCACCTTTTGAAAAGCTGAAATGGCGTCGATGGATTTCGCGACATTCTCAGCTTGCAAAACTAAGCTATAAATAATGTTCCAATTGGTGTGCGTTGGATTGATAAAGAACAGGTGTTCACCATCAAGGTCGTCAGGGTAAACGCCGACGCACAAACCAACGTCGTCCATATATTCCTCCTCAATTTGATGGTTAGCATCTTGGGTGATCATTACAGTGCAAGCGCCAATTTTCTTCTCGAAGGCCGTGCAGCCCCCGCCCGTATGGATTATTTCGTAGCCAGCATTAATGAGCTTAGTCATGAAGTAAGTTGCGCCGGTAACTTGCTGGCTTGTTTCTTTGATTGTGTTCATTTTTTAACCCTCTATTTGTTGTGCATAAAATGTGTAATCAGCATATGTATCACGCTCAGTTTTTTTCGCTCTTGCAATGTCCTCTTCAGCTCCAGCCCATGAATCACCAAAGGCGTAGCATTCGCCGTTATGCTCACTAATCATTTCGTGGAGAGCCTCCCGTGCGAATTCGTGTTGCGCTTCAGCGAATGAGAGTCGCGCCCAAAAGTCCTGCGTTAAATGCGTTGAATGTGCCATGTCGTTTGCTCCGTTGCGTTGCGTTGTGTTGGCTTAAAAATAGCATTCTTTTATAAAGTTTTGAACAGTTTGTAACAATTGTGACAAAAGGGTTTTTCTGGGGATTGTTTGCTTGATTGGGGGTTTGGGGTGTTATGGGTACTTCATCAGCACACACCTCTCACGCTCCGCGTTTTTATTTCGCGTACTGCATTGCAGTTTGCAAATTGCAATTCCTAGGCAGGTCTTCCGATTTCGACCTCGATTTTTGGCCTGGGGGGGGGTCTTACTGTCACTGTTTGTTTTTCTGCACCCAACCAGATACAAAAAAAGGTCATTTTAGACTTCCGCTAACCTATTGATTAGCCACATGTTTTTGTGGACGTTTTGCATTGGCATTCTTTTAGAGTAAGGTAGGGCTTGTTTACCGCCAAATATATATATAGGATAGGGAGGGTGGGTCGGACATTAAGACCCTTTAATTTTTATGCCAGACGAAAAAGAGTTAACTTACGCACAGAAGCGTAAAGCGCAGATAAAAGAAGAAAAGAAGCGCACCAAGCCCAGCAAGAAGTCATTAACAACAAATTCACCTGGTGGAAGAGGCAAAGTAGGCAGGCCAAAGGGTGATGCCGCAATTATTAACGAGTACAAAGCTCGTATGCTGGCTTCTCCTAAATCTAAATACGTACTTGATACGATATTCGATGCCGCGTTAGATAATGATCACAAGAATCAGTCTGCCGCATGGAAGTTAGTCATGGATCGAATACTGCCCGTTGCCGCATTTGAAAAAGAAGTGGTCGCTAATGGCGGAAGAAACGCTATTCAGATTAATATTACGGGCGTTGGTACGGCGGACATATCGCCTAACACTATCCAACCTAGCTCGGAGAGCGATGGTTTTAATGTAAAGCCTACAGTGATTGACGGGGACAACGGTGAAATACTTTAAAAAAGAAGAGTTTAACTGCACTCATACCAACAAAAACGAAATGGACGACGCATTTCTTGAAAGGTTGGATCAGTTGCGCGAGGAGTGCGGCTTTCCGTTTCGCATTACATCTGGTTACCGCGATGAGACCCACCCAAACGAAGCACGAAAAGAAAAACCTGGCACACACAACCAAGGTATTGCCGCTGATATCGCTGTATTTAACGGATTTGAGCGTATGAACATTGTGCATAACGCACTAAAGCTAGGATTTGGGGGTATAGGGGTAGCCAAAGGCTTCGTTCACGTAGATACTCGCACCACTACCCCAGTAATGTGGACATACGGATGAAGAATGAGTTCGAGGGTTCCAAGAGTTACGTAGCGGCTTCCGGTGATAACGGAAACTTTGTAGAAGTAATCAAAGCTCCGGCAGGTCACCACGTTCGGATAACCTATTTACTATTTGTTGCCAGTGGATCTGTGACTGTTGACGGTAAATGGGTGCATAACAGTACGGACGTTACGTTTTTGAGTGCAAAAAATATGTCGGCTGGTGACCAAATAGAGTTTGGTGGCGAGCCCGGCAAGTTTTTGGTGCTAACCGACGATGATACGTTGGAAGTAAAAGCATCTGCGGCGAATGTAAGCGTTATTTGTTCTTATATTCTTTACCCGCATGAAGGCTCTAACATAGATTTATGACCGATCTAAATATTGAGCTATTGCCTTGGCAACAGGAAGTTTGGGCAGACGATACGCGCTTCAAAATTGTAGCGGCAGGAAGGCGTACCGGAAAATCTAGACTAGCCGCGTGGATGCTGATAGTAAATGCTTTGCAGGCCGATAGCGGACATGTATTCTACGTCGCCCCAACCCAAGGGCAAGCCCGTGACATTATGTGGCAAACCCTTTTGGAATTGGGGCATCCTGTTATTGCTGGTAGCCATATTAACAACCTACAAATCAAGCTCGTCAACGGAGCCACAATTAGCCTTAAAGGGGCCGACAGACCCGAAACAATGCGAGGTGTCAGCCTTAAATTCTTAGTTATGGACGAATATGCGGACATGAAGCCCGAGGTGTTCGAGCAAATCCTGAGACCCGCCCTTGCGGATCAGAAGGGCTGTGCTATGTTCATAGGTACGCCTATGGGAAGGAACCATTTTTACGAGTTGTATAAATATGCCGAGCTAGGGGATGATGAAACTTACGCGGCTTACCATTTCACTTCTTACGACAATCCTCTGCTTGATGAAGATGAAATCAATATTGCTAAAAGGAGTATGTCTAGTTATGCATTCCGTCAAGAATTTATGGCGAGCTTTGAGGCTCGCGGTTCAGAAATGTTTAAAGAAGATTGGGTCGTGGTGGACGAAAATGCGGATACGTATGGCGACTATTATATTGCCGTCGACCTCGCAGGTTTCGAAGAAGTCAACAAAAAGCGCACCAAAAACTCCAAGCTCGACGAAACCGCGATCGCAGTCGTCAACGTCTCGGAAGACGGCTGGTACGTCGAAAACATCATCCACGGCAGGTGGACGCTCGACGAAACCGCAGTCAAAATCTTCCAAGCAGTAAGAGACTACAAGCCTGTATCTGTGGGCATTGAGCGAGGCATAGCCAAGCAAGCGGTTATGTCTCCGCTTGTTGATCTGCAAAAACGCTATGGAACATTTTTCCGCGTAGAAGAACTAACGCACGGAAACAAAAAGAAGACCGATAGGATCATGTGGGCTTTGCAAGGCCGCTTTGAAAATGGTTATATCACCCTGAACAAAGGCGAGTGGAACAGCAGATTCCTTGATCAGCTTTTTCAGTTCCCTGACCCACTAACCCATGATGACTTGGTTGATGCGCTTGCGTATATCGACCAGCTAGCAAAAGTAGCTTACGACTACGAATACGAAATTGACGATCACGAAATACTAGACGTGATAGCAGGATATTAAGATGGAAGATCTCTACGAAAACGATCCGCTAATGGCTGAACAGTCTGTTGAGAACTGGGTCATGGGCAAGTGCGAACAGTGGCGAGATTATTATGAGTCAAACTACGAAGCAAAATGTGAAGAATATTATCGGCTATGGCGTGGCCAGTGGGATCCTGCTGATAGCGAGCGTAGCTCTGAGCGTTCTCGTATTATCTCACCTGCTCTTCAGTAAGCCGTTGAATCAAATGTTGCAGAGCTAGAAGAAGCAACCTTTGGTCGCGGCAAATGGTTTGATGTCTCTGACAATATGGGAGATACAAATCGTCAGGACGTTCAGTTCCTGCGAAACAAGCTAAGTGAAGACTTTGAAAACTGCATGGTTCGCAAGGGCGTAGCTGAGTGCCTTATCAATGCGGCTGTGTTTGGCACGGGTATTGCTGAGATCGTTATCGAAGAAGTCAAAGAGATGGCGCCAGCTACCCAGCCCGTCATGGATGGCGACCTTCAGGCTG